GAGCTCACCGGGGCAGAAGGCAAAGCTCTTGAGGTTAAGTCTGAGGTCAAAGCTCCTGAAATTGCTAATGCGCTGGCTGGATTGTTGGGGAAGTTATGAGTAGACTCGTATGCGGTGTTGGTGTTAATGATATAGATAGGCTTGGCAAGAGCTTCTATTACAAAACGTGGGCTAACATGCTGAAACGGTGTTATAGTGAAGCGTACCAAAAAGATAGACCAACATACAAAGGTTGCACCGTATGTGAAGAGTGGCTTCTTTTTAGCAATTTCCGAGACTGGATGAGGTCGTTTAGTTGGGTTGGCAAGCATCTTGACAAAGACATAATTATCCCAGGGAATAAAGTGTACAGCCCTGAGACTTGTTGCTTTATTGACCAGAAAACAAACTCTTTATTGGTTAAGTGCTTAGGGACGAAGCCGCTTGGCTTTACATTACATAAACCGACTGGAAAGTATCTGGCGCAAATAAGAATTGAAGGCGTGAACAAGTACCTTGGAATTTTTAACACAAGTAAAGGGGCTGGTAATGCGTACAAAACCGAAAAGCATAGAATTTTAATGTCTGTAGCTGACGGCTTCTCAGATGAAAGAATTAAGGCTGGGCTTGTAGGGCATGCGGAGATAATATTAAATGGCTGATATGCTCCAATGGGAAAACCTGACTCCTGCAGACAAGGCAGCTGTCAAAATAGCAAGTGAAGCCTCTTTTGAGGCTTTTATGCGTATATTCTTTCAATTGCTGCAGGGTCAACGCTTTCTCAAAAATTGGCACCATACGTTCGAATGTAGACTTGCTGAGGATGTTTACTATGGAAAGATCAAGCGTGGGATCATCAATGTTGCACCTGGTTCAACCAAAACCGAAATTTGGTCTATTCACTGGATTGTGTGGTGTATAATCAAATGCTCTACCGGTGAAAATCCTCGCTCTTCCAGGTGGCTCCCTCTTTCTTATTCTGATGAGTTGGTCAAAGAGAACTCAAAGCGAGTGAAAGAAATACTTGATTCAGAGGAATTTCAAGCTCTCTGGCCTATGGAAGTCGATAAAAAAACAAATGCTGCTTCAAATTGGCTGTATAAAGATAGACACGGCAACAGGCATAGATTATACGGCACTTCTACCGGTGGCCAAGTTACGGGTCGGCGTGGTGGATATATGGTTGAGGGTTTTTCTGGTGCTGTCATTCTTGATGATCCTCTTCCTCCTAAAGATATGGACTCAGGGTTAAAAATGGATACTTCGAATAAAAAGCTCAATAGGGTTGTTAGGTCCAGGTTGGCGCATGATGAAGTTCCGATTATTATGGTGCAGCAGCGTATTGCAAAGGGTGACTCAACTGATTTCCTTAATAGTGATGGTACACCGGATGATTACGAGGTTTACAAAGTTCCCGCTCTGATTGATCGTGAATACGTTGATACTCTTCCTGAAGACGCTCAGAAGGAGTGCATCAAAGATACTGGCTTCACTGGTGACCGTGTAAGCTACTGGCCAGCGAAAGAACCTACAAAAACACTCCTAGCAATGGAAAAGGCAGATAATTATATGTTCTCAGCACAATATCAACAGAATCCAGATGATGCACTTCAAGAAGGTGTGGTATTTAAGAAAGAAATTGACATGATGATCAAGGAGGGGCGCTTTTGTCATATCCCGGTTGAGAAACATCTTCCTGTATATACCTATTGGGATCTCGGTCTTAATGATAATATGGTTGTTTGGCTTATGCAGCCGCACCAAATGGAGCTTAGAATAATTGCTTGCTACGGCAACCGCGATGAAGGTCTTGCTCATTATGGTAACTGGCTGAATGATTTTGCTCAGGAGTACGGGGTCAGGTATCAAGAACACCTGGGGCCCCATGATTTGGCTGTACGCAACCTAATCAGCAAAAGAAGTCGGATTGATGAAGCAAAAGAAATGGGAATCAAGTTTAAGCTGGTTGAGCGGTGCAAAACAAAACGTGACTCAATTGATGCTTTAAAGAAGTTATTCCCTAGAATGTATATTGATTCTACCAGGTGTGATACGGACATTTCGGGCAAAACGGGTGATTTAGCCAATAAAACAGGGTGGAAGGCTCTCAAGGCTCTTCGCCGTGAGTGGGATCACAACAATGAGATATTCAAAGATGATGTTGGTCCTAAGTGGTCAACTGATTTCACTGACGCTCTGCAGCAAATGGGGCTACACTACAAAGATAAGTTACCACCAAAGCCAAAAGCTAAACCTCGAATTAGACCGTCTGCGTCTAGTTGGATGGGCGGCTAATTACTTTATCAACGGGTAAAAGCGAATCATGCAGCCTCTAAACTATGCGGACCAGCCATGAGGGAACCGATAAGTGACGATTTATCACCCGTTTTTATTAAACATTTACTACATTAAATAATTCACGATACTGGGCATGGTCTGAACCTTGCGCCGGGTCAAAGAGGGGCTTCACGGCTCCTTTTTTCTTTTTTCCCATATAATCCCACACATTTTGTTAAATTATGATTAAATAAGCAAATCAATTTAATCAGGGTATATCATGGCTCAGAATCATTTAGCAAACATTAAAGTAGTAACTCCAACAGATGATAAGAAAATCCCGGAGTTTAATTATATTAAAGCTGGCGGCGCAGGTACTATTTCAGTAAGAATGAAAGCAGGTGACGTAGTGTTGATTAGCGCTGAAGTGCTCGCTCAGATGCCTCTATTTCCAGTTGGCACAATGGACGAAGTTTTAGCAACGGGAACCACTGCTACCGATATTTACGCATGGTAAATAAACTATTCTGGCTTTTATGCCTGATGGGGAAGGCTATAGCTGCACTCTGCAACCGATCCATATACATAGACTCAACAGGGGCAGAGGTGCCGATTGATTATGTTGGTGAGCCTCCTGAGTATGCTACGGGGCCAGTACCGATAAATACAACCTCTTTTGTAACTTCTCCATCTGGACAAACACCTATTGATTATGGTTCAGCAGGTTCTGGTGAATCATTTGAGGTTATTGTTGCCAATGATGCCGATACAGATATACCGTATATTCTTGAAAACTCTTCATTATCCGGTTCTGTTTCGTGGTGGATTTTGACTAATGGTAAGGTTAGATTTAATCTGATAACAAACGATGGTTCATACAATTCATTTCTGGCAGGGGCTATTGATGTTAGGGGTATTAATGCCGTTATAGGTTTTGATATAGTGGACGCAGGGGCAACCTTTACTGCGAGGCTATTGATTAACGGAGTACCAGATGGTTCACTGACAGGCATATCCAAAACAGGTGGCTTAGTTTTTGATAAGTGGAATTTAGGAACAAATGTCACTTTCAGATTTGAGGCAACTTTATATTCCATTAAGACTTATGTCGCAGGGGTTTTATTTAGAAACTTTAATTTTGATACACGGTTAAAAGGCGTAAATGAAGATAGTACTCTTATAGTTGATAGTGTTAATGGTTATGAAATGAACGTTAGTTTGTTAGAGTCGATTTTTCCATACTATACCGTTGATAGATTAGCTTTTAATGGCGCAACTGATAGAGTAGCATATCAAGGTGACAGCCTTTCACTTCCTGGGAAGTGGGTTGATTACTTTCAAGATATATTTGATGATCTTGGGTTGAGTGGTGTAACTTATGACAATAAATCGTTGTTTGGCGCTAACTCTTATATATTCGCTGAAGATAATTACGATTGGGCAAGTAGAACGCATGGCGTACCGGCCGACGCATCGAGAAATATTACAAAGGCAATAGCAGACGGGGCAACAATTGTAATATACTTTCTTGGGCAGAATGACAATACACAGGATTTTGAACAAGCTGAAACACTTGATTTAATCGCTTCATCTAAAGCAGAATGTGATACGAACGGAATAGATTTCTTTGTTTGCACTATTATGCCAAGGCTAGAGACTGATCCAGACGACCCAACAGGTCAAAGGGCTATTTGGGCGAACGAGGTTAGCAATACAATTAGATCAACTTATGATAGTAGCATAATCATTGACATAAACGATACGTTCAAAATTGAAGGATCAGACTATGCCGACCCTATATATTTAGTACCCGATGGAATACATATGGATTTTGCAGGGTATGACAAAGCGGCTGAAATAGCTAGTGAAAAATTCAATGCTTTCTATGGTGTTATACCACACCTCAAAGAAGACCGCCAAGAAATAGACGGAACGTGTTATATTATTCCGGCGGGGGAAGCGGTTGTTTATAATGAATTAACGGATAACGCACAATACAACGAATTAACTGGTGAAATACAATTCACAAAGGTGCAATAATGACCAAAGAGTATATACAGGACACATTAGACGAGCAATTTTTGTCAAACCCTCCTAGATGGAGTGGCTATAGTATTACACAGGAAGAGCTAGCTCTTCCAGGCACTGACCCTGCTGTACAAGCAAACTGGGTGAGCCCATCTACTAATGTAGTTACTGAATTAGGGGATTTTTTACACCTATTCGACTACACTACAAACCCAGGCTCTGTTACGTACATTGGAACTAATGATGTGTTTATCGAGTGTGTTGGTGATGTATCAATGACAGCATCGGCAGGTAATATTGTGGCTCGTTTCAAGTGGTCTAAAAATGGCGACTCAACAACAGATTCAACAAGGTATTTAGAGCGTAAGATTGGTAATGGCTCAGACGTTGGCATGATAACTTGCACTAGAATGTTTGAGATGTCTACAGGTGATTATGTAGATTTCTTTTTCGGATGTGATTCAATAGAGAGTATATTTGTTGAAAAAGCAGAATGGAAAGTGAAAGCGATAGCTAACATAAAAGCTTAATAGAGGTTAAATAATGGCAAAAGAATATATACAGGATACACTTAGAAATGGGGATGTTACAGAGATTAACTCTGCTGACATTAATGAAACAACATATCAAGGGTTTGGATATTACAAAAATAGTGATGTGCCAGATACAGTCGATATACTAGTTGCCAACACCTATCAAGTGTACATTCCTGGACTTGCAAACTTAACCACTTTTGTTGGACCAGACTATAGCTACAATCCAACTACAGGCATTATTACATATAGTGGTATTGATAG